TTTGTTTTGTTCTTCCATATACTATTAAATATAATTTTTTTGTCTAATAATCAGGGGTTAATTTCATTGGGGGCAAAGATATAGTTTGAGTTATATTCATTGTTTGAAACATACTCAATATAATAATTATTTGTAGTGTTTGCCGATTGAACAATAACTTGTGCTTGTCCTGCTTCAATAATCCCTTGAGAATATTGTGGATTCAAGTTACCAGAACCTTGTGTTTGTTGATAAACACCATAGGTATAAAGTCCCTCATAGGGAAATTGAATCTCACCAACACCACTTCCTTCAACAAATACAAACTCATCGTATCTAACCTTGTGAGTTGAGATATCAGTTGGGATGAATTGGACTTGTTCTTTGGAGAATATATGTGTGAAACTAAATAACCATTCGGGGTTAGATATTGTCGCATTCTGCGATACCGTAACCACTAATGTGTTGGGTTGTCCTGTTCTGATTATTAGCATATCTATAAATATAAATATAACATAAGGGGATGTTTAATCCCCCTATGTTTATTTTAATTTGGTTTAGTTAAGTTGAACTGTGATACCAGTTGCTACACTTGATAATGAACCCGATAATTCGTTCATTGGGTTTGGTTCAAGAGCTTGGAATGTTAAGTTATAACCTGCTTGGTCACCTAATGCCTTACCAGTTACAGATGAACCAGCAGATATAAATGAACCATAAGTTTCACCCAAATAGAAGTAATTGTTGTTATTATCTTCCATCACAATAGCCAATCTTGGAGATTGAGCCAATGTTTTAAGGATGTTTCTTTTTGTTTGGTCTAACTTAGCAAAATAAGTTACAAGTTCTTGAGTATAGAATACAGTTCCGTTTTCCAATGAAGCATTTACTGTTTCAGTGAATTGAGAACTTGTTCTAATCAATTGAAACTCATAAAATGTACCTGTTCCTGAGATTGATGTGATGGTATCACCAGAGTTTTTCGTGATTGAGTCAACATTCGTAAAATCTGTTATCCAGATTGTTTGAACACCACCAACATTATCACGACAACTTAATGGAATACCACTTGAAAGATTACATGCCATATTTTTGTTTTGTTATTAGATTAGTTTATTTTGTATGATATGTGGGGGATTGCTCCCCCATTATCAATTTTTTTGGATTATGCTAATCCGTTAGTAACGAAGAACTGAGGAAACGCAATTTGAGTTCCTAATTTCCAAGCCGCCATCATTCTTACTTCTTGGAAATCTTGAGACCACCATGCTCTGAATGAATCTTCATCAGAGGTTAAATCAACTCCAGCAAGAAAATACTGACTAGCAGACATTGCTATTAAGTTACTTCCTGCCAAGCCTGGTACTCCTACAACTTTGTAGTTTGTTTGAGGATGGTATACAGAATAAACTGAACCTAATTTGTTTTCACTTGAATCAATGTAGAAGTTGTTAACATTTCTGATTGCAGTTAAGTAACACTTGAATTGAGATTGACTCATGAAGATAACGATATCGTCTCTATCATAAATATTTCTGTCTAAAGAGTTAATCATGTTATCAATTTGAGCTAATACATTGTTCGCCTTTTCAGTTGCGTTTGTACCTGTTACAGAACATAATGCAGTTTGACCTGTTAATTTAACAACACCAGCTGTGTTAGCCAATAATTCTTTGTAACCACTGAATGAAGTTGTAGCACTTGATGCACCCCATAACAAATCTTCGTTGTATCTTTTGATTTGTTTAGTTTGCAAGTCAATGATTGCTTGCTCAAATGGTGCTGTCTCATTATAAGACCCTGCGTTTAAATACTGACCCACAATTTGTTATCGTTGAGCTTTTTATCTCAACTTCTTTAAGTTCCTATTACCTAAAGTTCAGCATATATTTTCATCGTTCTGATGTCGGACACTCGTGGAGGAATTATTCTTTCGTCATCCTCTATGCGTTACACTACTTTAATCTCATTCTTATTAAAGTTAGCACGGTATTTGGAATCTCACCATTCACCGTTTTTGCCCGATACGCTCTTAAGCTTCCACTAAAGAGGGGCTGGTACTCTTTCTCTTTTTAGGAGAATTCGTCAACCAAAGGGTATTTAATTGTTGTAAACAAAGTGATTGGTTTACTTTTAATGCTGCAACAGTAACTGCTGCAGTTGTGAAGGTTACATCACCTTCGTTTGACCATCCACAAGTTGTACCAGTTTGTACAACTAATGTTTCAGATAACAAGTTAACATTTTGTGTTCCTTTAATACCAGGAATAACATTAACATACTCCATAGTCGCAGGGGTTAAAACCGCTTCGCTGATGATATCGCTATTTAACGCATCAACATAAGAAGTTAAACCACCCAAGTCGTATGAAAAATTTAATTTTGAAAGATTTTTTTTCATTTTATTTTAGTTTTATTTTAATTGTTTAGAGAAATAGTTTCTCTTAATCTTCTAAATCCTTCCAATTTATTATTGGTTGAATTTGAAAAAGATTCGGGGTTTATTTGTTTTTTAATTGGTGAACCTGATGGTTCGTTAGAGAATTTTTTAAATGACTTCTCCAAAACCATTGTTTTGTTTGTTAATTCGTCAAGTTTTGTTTCCATTCTTTTCATAGCTGTTGCAAATGCTTCAACAAACGCAGACATTTCGTCTTCTGTTTCTTCTTCAACATTCATTCTTTCGGTAATAATACCGTCTTTAACAACTACTCTAATCTTGTTTTCATTTCCTGATTCATCTTTTAGGATAACTTCATGTTCTCCATCTGGTGCTTTTTCTTTTTCGCCGTCTTCTTTAACGACATCAATAGTTTCACCCACATCAAATGTTGGGGAATCTAAAGTTAAATCACCTGATTTTGCTTCAGTGAACATGCCACCTCTTGCCATTTCAGCTTCTTTTGATTGGATACCTTGAATTTCTCCTCCTACGATTTGCATAACTTTTCCGTCTGCAGTTTCGTAAGAACCATCAGCGATTGCGGTTAATGCTCCATCATAACTTACTTTTTTAACATTAACGCCGAATTCTGGATTTTCTCCACCAATTCTTAATACGCTACCGTCAGCAAGTTTGATATCGCCATCTTCCATTTCAATTTCTGGTTCTTGAGATTCAGCCATAGCTTGGTCTTTGATTTCAGCTTCTTTTTTCTTTTCTTCAATTTTGGCGTCATTGGTTTTTTCTTCCATGTCGCCCATTTTAATTTTAGAAACTTTGCCTTCTTCATCAACCTCTACTTCTGAACCATCTTCAAGTTTGTGAACTCCTGATGGTGCGGGAATCATCCCCTCATCAGTCGCTACATATAACATCTTTCCAATTTCCATAGAGTCACCTTCCATTTTTAACGAAACACCTTGTTCGGTTTTCGCTTCAAAGAATGATTCGTTTGTTAAATTAAGAACAGACATTATTTTTTTGATTGCTTCTTTACTGGTCATAATCTTTAATTTTAGTAATAAGTTTTCTTATTTGGTTTATTTGTTTGTCTTCTTTTGAGAAAACGCTTTTTTCAGCAAAGAGACCCTCTACTGAAAAACCTGTTAAGGATTTTTCTTTTATCATCTTCCACACCTTATCATCGTTTACCTTCATTGCTACAAACCAAGTTCCAGCAGGTAATTCAAATCCGTAGAAGTGTGACTTGTCTAATGTTGGGTCTTCAGATACCCACGATTCTGTTACGAATACTTTATCTGAACCCAATTTAACCCCATCGTGTTCAACAGATGTTTCATCAGTTCTTCTTTCTTTTAAGAACTTATCAGCCATCTGCTTAATTGATTTCTTTGAAAAGAATACATAGTAAAGATTACCTTGACCATCGTATCTTGAAATCATTTTATTTGGAACCATTGCCGCTCCAACTACGATTCTCTTTTCATCATCAAAGGCAAATACCATCTTCTGGTTTTCCAATGACTTTAACTTGCGTTCTGAATAGGTTAAACCTGCTTCTCCACCCCAAGCATCATACATCAATTTTCCACAAGAAGTTTTATAGTCCTTTGAGGTTTCTAAATCTACTTTATGTCTTGATAAATAACTATACATTCTTTTTAATGTATCAACTGAAATGGGTTCACCTTTTGCCAGTTGAGATGCTCTTGTTTTACCCACTGGTGTTCCACAACTTCCCCATCCATTCTTTTCAGCATAAGCGACAGCCTTTGCAGCTGCGGTCTTTACACCTTCAGGATAATCTGATATTGATTCGGCAAACTCCATAGTTTTATTTGGTGAGTTGTCGTATCCACATTGATGGCAAATAAATGGGTCTTCACCACCATCTTCAATTTCCCATTCCCAATTACACTCATCACATTTTACATAACCTTCAATAGACATTTTTTCTGCCTTTGGATGGTCTTTTGGTAATAAATCAAAATCAGTATCATATTTAGGATTTTCAGGTCTTCCATTTTTCACTAAATATAAGAACGCATTTACACGAGCGTAAGCCCATTGTTCTGATGATTGAACCTTTGGTGAGTGAGAAACATTATAAGCTCCCAAACCTCTTTGGAATACTGATTTCAACGCTCCTAAAGTTGCTCTACCATTCTTGGTATTACTATCTTTTTCATTAAAGTCATCAACCTTTTTTTGTAATGTCTTTTCTTGTTCAGCTGTAACGACAGCACCTCTTTTACCAGTTGCTTTACCCTTTGCAGTTCCTTCACCTTTTGGGTCTTCGTTAGGTGTTTTACTTTTAGGGGCTTTATCACTTTCTTTAATTCCACCTCTTGGTCCAATTTCAGCAAATAAATTACCATTTCTTGGAGTTCCTGGTCTCCAAGTATTCTTACCAGGGTTTGCTACCGTAGCATCGTTTCTTGTATCAGGTTGAGCTGTTCCACCCAAACTATCTGTATCTTCAAGACCTCTGGTTGAGTTAGCGTTGTTGATAATCTTACCTTCTTTTTTGTATATGAGTTTAACCCATACATGACGGCAGTTATAAGAACCCCTCCATAAGAATATATCATATCTACCGAATTGGGGATTAGCAACCTCATTGGTTAAATCATCAATATCTTCATTACGATATACTCTATTCTTTGATAACATATCAGAACAGAATTGTCTATTCTTATTATCTCTTGGACCTATGTACTTGAATCTTACTCTTGTATCTTCGGTGTCTAATTCAGATGGGTCATTTGGAAATGAAAAATGGTTTTGATTCATTTTATGAACCATCTGTGGGGTTATCTTTTCCATCTTAACAATTTCCCAACCCTCGTTGATTAACTGTGAATATGGCTCACCTAATGTATCTAATTTTGTATTGTGAGTGCAGAAGTCATCCTCCACAATTCTATATGGTGAAAACTCCTTTTCACTTGAGATTGTCTGTGTATTAAACGCCATCCATTCTTCCTCGTGAGCGGGTTTTGATACTAAAGATATGGCTTCAATACCAGCATCTTCGTAATCATCATCAATGAATAATTCAACAATTTTAGTTAGATTCATTATTAGTAAATATGAGTTAAGTTAATTTATACCAAATTAGATTAAAGAACGAGATTTAATAATTCGGTCAAACTGTTGTGTATTTGATATTTCTGTTGAACTTACATAAGTTCTAATTGGTGCTTGAGAAAATGTTTCACTAATTACTTGAGCGATTCTGTCTGTGTTATCCTGTTGTGGCATGTTCTTTTTATTAACCTGACCACCAACAGCAAATTGAGGTAAATTCCCCGCATCGTTAATTGAATTTAATAATGGTTGGAATAATCTTGCTGACCTTGAATTGATAACAAACTCACCATTGGATAATAATGCTGGTATTGAGTCAGAGAATCCACCACCTATTCCACGAATTAAACCACCTTGTGCTTTTCTAACTGGTGTTGAATTAACAAGGATTGGACCTGCCGCTCCTGATGGA